GGCGACGGCTTTGCAGAAAATCCAGATTTTGGCACATTTGATACATTATTAGAGCCAGAACTGGCTTTTGATGGCATAACAAACTTTGATTTTGGATAATATAGTATGGCAGAACCAAGTGCAGTATATCAAGGTAACACACCCTCATTAGAAAGCGGTGGACTTAATGCTCTACAGTTATCATTGGCCAACTTTATGGCTATTGGCAATCCTCCTCCGTTTGCAGTAAACGATGCTTTTATGCAGACAATGAAAACGTTTAGTGACTCGGGTGTATTGAGTCCATTTACACTAGATCCAGTAACGGGCCTGCCTAGAATCCCAGACTTAAATTATAGCATTAGTGATGGCATCGCTTATGTTGCCCGAGGTGATGATATGTATTTGTTACGTCGAGCACAAGACTGCGGCCCAGACGAAAACAGATTAGAAGAGATTTATTTAGGACGTAGGCCTGATGTTGCTGAGGGTACTTGGGCGTTTTACGGGCAAGTTGTTGGCGGAACTGTTTCCAGTGGTGCAAACGATGGTTCGTGGGGCGGCGAGGCAACAGTTACAAACGTTGTTAGCCTGGGTTATGTTGACGTAAACGTGGCTGACTTCTCACTCGGGTTCAATCCTTATTCTGATAGCTCGACGAGCGGTGGCAGTACAGGTAGTTTTGGCGCTACATCAGTAAACGGCGGCACAGATCCAAATGATCCTAAGTATGTCTGTACTGCAATGTGTCGTACTTATGGCTTCGGTGAGTTTAGAACTAAGATATGGTTAGCATGGAGTCGTAAACATCTCAATGACTATCACCAAATTGGTTATCATACTTTATTCCTCCCAATGGTAAACTATGCTTACTACTCTGGTACAGACAGCGTAGGTAAAAAAGCAGTTAGAGCCACATTAGAATTCTTGATGCGCCACAGAACAGCAGACCTGCGTGCAAGACTCAGGGGCAATTCAGTAAAACGTGACACCATTGGCAGAATTTGGAACGCTATCTTCGAACCTTTAATTTATATTACAGGTAAGATAAAAGGACGCAAGTAAATGGCTGGGATTTTTAACATTAACTTAGCCCGTGATGGTGCTTACAACGTAAACGGCAATTACTACAGTAGAGAAAAGTTAATTTATCCTACGCCACGAAAGTTATGGTACAACTACAATGCTTTGGCCATACTGGCCTATATTACTGAAGCAGAATATGATTTAATCGTTGCAAACTTTCCTGGCTACGTTTATCCTCCACAACAAGTTGGTTATTCGAGAATAGAAAATTTTAATAATTTTCAAAAAGCAGATCAACCACAGCCAAACATCGACACCGAACAGGGTGAAATTACTGTATTACAACAACAAACAGATTACTTATTGAATCGACAAAACCAAGGAATTGACTTCATCGGCCCGATACTGCCTAATCCTCCTTTGTTTAGAAGGACACAGGATCCAGAAGTTAGCGGCGCTCCTTACTATTACATAGATAAAAATCCTGGTTCTCCCGTACACAAATTAGTTTATATTACCTACGAAGCACAACAATTCTTAATTCAAACAGACTATTACAATATCAATTTGGCAACCCTTAATTACTACGGTCCTTTTGGTATTCCTATGTATTATGATGATGGCACGGACGGTGTAAACGGTCCACCAGGTAGTGGTATAACTGGCTCATCTCCAAGCGTTAGTGGCGAGTCATGCCCGCCTGGAAGTTTTAGCGTCAACGGTGGTTATTGTGCCCCAGGAGTATTTGACAGTTCCGGACAAGTAGTCACTGACGGTCAAGGAAACCCTGTCACAGTTGGAGGCGGCGGCTTTAGTTTCGCTGGAGGTGCTTCGGGTTACGACGCCGGCCAAAGACTAACTGGTTTTTCTGTGTTTTCTGGTAGCGGTGTATATGACGGTTCACTGAGTGCTCAAGGTAATATGGTTGCCATGCAGTTAAATGAAGGAAAATATCAGACTGAAGTACAAGGCAGATATCTTGTTGCTAAACCTTATCACCAAGGATATTTTAAAACTTATTATAGAGATCCTGCTGCTGATATTTTTGGTGCAAACACACAGATGCCTGCGCTAACAGGTGTCATGCCGGAAAAATACTCAGATGTGCCTGGCAATGCAGTATACTATACAGATCTGCAACTATATAGAATGAGTGGTAGCAACCAGTGGGATCAGTTTTATTTCATAAACACATTTGGTCAGATTGTAGGCTGGGTATTACAATGCAATAATTATCTTGAAGCACTTAAAAAAGCAGAAGATACTAATTTGGCTTACTACGGTGCAGACAGTTTTCAAGTCCTGACTACACAGGGATTTAGTAGGTACCAAACGGGAACTGCACTTGTTCAGGCATTTAGGAATTTGGGGACAATGGCCAGTCTGATAACAGCAAAAAACAGTGTTGGCCAACCTTATTTTGGAACTGCAAATGCAGTTGCAGAAGTTCTAATAGATAATGGCCTTGGGTATATCAACAACCTAAGTACAAACATATATGCTGCAGGTGTAAATTTCGATGACATAGGTAACACTCTTTATACCGACTTTATAACAGATCAGTTAAGGCAGATAACAAACGCCGCAGACCTACAGACTATTCAAGAAGTGCTGCAGAGTAACATTCCTAATATTGCCAACCCTCTTGATTATACAAGAATAGATAGGGCCAGCGGATTACCCAATGACAGTGAATTTACAGACTTTCAGGCAGTGGGCCAAGACTTTGTAAATCGTGCGCCAAATCTCACACTGACCAACGGCATAGATATTGCAAACTTGATTGATAAAATTCAAAGCGGTGTAACTCAAAGCGTAGAAGACTTGGCAGGAACTGACACATTGCTAACCCAGGCGCAAATTGATAGTTTAAGAAGTTTCTTACCATTTGGCGCAAATAACGAACCCATTACAATGCTAAATGTTATTGGTATGTCAAGTGGCTATCAAAACGTGATTATGTCAGAAGTAAATGATGGCATTGCTCAATTGTTTGCAACAAGTTATGGACCACAGATCAGAGATACTTTTACAGAAATCAGTAGATTGAGTGCAAGGCTACCATTAACCACTGCTGAATTTAGTCAAAGTGCGGCAACTTGGGATACACAATTAGAAAACAAGAAAAACGATTACTATACTTTAATCAACACAATCATGGCAGATACTACAGGAAACATTCCTGCTATTGTAGATCAGATTAATTCAAATTGGGATAAGTTTACCAGTAACTTGTACTACGAGTTTAAAAATTATGCTAAAGCCAACATTACAGCCGGCAACTTTGGTGACAATCAAACTGTGTTTAGTTTTGTCCAAAGCATGCCAGGTTATGCAGCAGACCAAGCTAACATTGCTACAGACTACATGTTGTATGGGTTAACTCAGGACAATACGGGCGGTGAAGTAGCAAGAACAGTTTTGGATACTGGCAAAAACGACGACTTTTTACAGCAGGCTGGTGTAACCATAAACAGCACATTGTAACAAAACTGCCAAAAAACTTGTAAAAACCCAATAAATTCAATAAAATACACGCAGTTTTTACAGTTCTGTATGTAGTTTATTGCTTTGAACACTCAAGGTATATAAGTTACTACTCAAAAAGAAGGAGTAAGAATATGACAACAAGAGCAACCGAAGTTGCCGGTTCAGCATTTTTTTATCTTTTCAAATTGGCAATGTTTACTGCATTGGCAATTGTGACTGGCATAGTAATTGCTGACTATACACAAAAACAGTTCGACGAACACGGAGCAAGTCTATTAGCCAGCGCCGACTTTACACCCAGCCTGGCTGAAAAAGATAGACAGTTAAGATGTTTGGCACGCAACATTTATTTTGAAGGTGCCAACGAACCTGTGGAAGGCAAAATTGCCATTGCACAAGTAACCATGAATCGTGTGGCACATGAAAACTTCCCTAATGATGTTTGCAGTGTGGTGCATCAAAAATTCAAAGTGGCGGGAAAATATGTTTGTCAATTTAGTTGGGTCTGTGTGACCAAACACAAACCAAAACACATAGACAATCCGCAGTATACAGAAAGCCTACAGATAGCCAAACGTGTGTTCTATGAAAACTATAGACTACCAGGACTGACTGAAGCACTCTACTACCATGCTACTTATGTGCGACCAAATTGGCGTAGGTGGAAAACTAAACTTACTAAAATTGGTTTACACATCTTTTACAAAGAACGTGAAGCATAATGTTTACTGAAGAGCAAAAACAACGGATCCAAGAATTTGTAAACAAAGTCGGTGCATGGCCCGTATGGTCTATGTTACGACATGCCATTGGAGAAAGTTTTGGCTGGGTTGCAATTTTAGTTTTACATAGTGCAACCATACCAAACTTGCTGGCTTACAAAGAAGGCTTAATCGAACAGCCCATGGACTTTGATGTTGTTGTGTTTATTTGGTCTTCTTTAGTACTAATGTTCATAAAAGGTTTGGTCAACCGAGAATGGTTAAATACAGTTACCATCGGTATAGGCTTTATTGTACAGGCTGTACTTTTAGGAATTTTAGTATTTAGGTAACAAAGTGAACTATTTCGACTTACTGGACCGATTACATCAACTGTATTATAAATGCATAGGTCAGGAGTTGACTGCCAAACAGATTTGTTACAAACTAAACAGAAACATTCCCAGTAGAGACATTAGAGTATACGGCTTAGAAAGCATAGGCGTATTAGACAACAAGTTTGAAACATCAGGCTTATACGATCCTGAACTGGATCAAGACAGTAAACAGTGTATCCTAATTGAAATACAGTTTCCGGTTCGCAAACCCACTTTTTGTTTTGATGAATCTGACTTGTCATTTGCTCACTGGCATGAACTGGCAGTGGACATTGCCAGCATCATAGGGCACGAGTTTGTACACATGGGTCAGTTCAGACGCAGACATTTTAATGAAGGCAGACTTTATCGTAGTAGAGAAAAGAATCTATTCTTTAAAGAACACCAAGAATATTACGGCATGAATGATGAAATAGATGCCTATGCTTTTACTGCGGCTGCAGGTATGGCATTGGAAAAATTTGTTTATCAAAAGAAAAATGTCAATATTAAAAAGACACCAACTTATCAAATATATAGACATTATTTTCGTAAAGACACTAAAATAATAGACTTGTTGGTCAAAAAGAGTACGACATATTATCGTAAATTAGAAAGGCAATATCGTGACAAATACAATAAAAAATAATTTAGACATTACTGAAGAAGATTTAGAAGAAATTAATGACACAATTGAGGGAAATGAATTTGTATTTGTTTTAGATGTTGAAGGTAATTTAAAAACTGTAATTTTACCGGGCGAAGCAGATGAGAATGATTTACCCGAAAATGTAACTAAAGTATTACAGGTATTTGAATTAGACGATTTAAACCCACAAACTCTGCACTAATACTTAAGTAGTACTTGCTCAAAAATACCCAATTTAGTATAATATGGGTATGATGAAAAGAAAGCGTCGGCAAGACACCAACCATTGCGTATACGTTATTACCAATCGTGTTACTCTAGAGCAATACATTGGTATTACTGTGTGCGGGCAGAAACTAAGCCGGGCATTGAAAGTTCGGATGCAGAAGCACGTTCGTAGAGCACTTACTGAGGGCAAAGATTGGCCTTTATGCGAAAGTATTAGAACTTACGGCAGTAAAGCATTCGAGTACGGCATTGTGGACATTGTACGGGGTCGCAAACCCGCACACGGCTTGGAGCGTGAGTTAATACGTAAGTATGCACCTGCGCTGAATCAATACTAAAAAGTAATACTAAGGTAGTACTTGCTCGAAATTCTGAATTTTGCTATAATTATTCCATACAGTAACAAAACAGGAGTTGAACATGGAAAAAGCACTTTATCGTAGCCCGGTGTTTAGTAGCGGTGTTCCTTTCTTGGTTCCCGTTGAGGCACTTAGCACCTATGCCAAGCGCGATGAATGCTTGCTACAGATGCAGGCCCTAGGTGGCATTCATGCCGAACCCACTAAGGAGTTTTTGAAACTTCGCAGTAAGATGTTGGCCGCTCGCCGCAAAATTGAGCGTAACCGTTGGTGGGGCGAAGCTGCACCTGTGCATGGTTGGGAATCCGTAACCGTTTAACCTAAGGAGAAAAAAATGGGACGAGTCAAAGGCATGTTGATTGACCTTGCCGAAGATGCTACCTACATCGAACCCGATGAGTGGGCCGCGGCTTTTGAGCATGTTGTGGACAACGACTACATTGATAGTCTTGCCGAAGAATATGAGAGTTACAACAACCAAGGTTCGGAATTTGATTAACCGGGGGAATCGGATGTCTGGAGCCTAGGGCTAGGACTTTTGTCACTGCTCATCCGATTTAATTTTTAACAACCCGCTTCGGCGGGTTTTTTTATTGGTAAAATAAAACTTGCTTTTTTAATACCTTAGAAATTAAAATAAGTAATATTTGCACTATAAAAATTATAAATGTTCTTAGCAAGTTTAACTTTTTTAACTGGTCTGAGTATCTCAGCAGTTGCAATATATTATTCGGTAATTGGCTTGACTGCAATCTTTGCGGCCGCAGTTATTCCAATTGTAATCATGGGCACGGTATTGGAAGTAGCCAAGTTGGTTTCGGCTTGGTGGCTTAAAGCAAATTGGGAACGTGCTCCTGTACTGTTAAAGAGTTACATGTTCATTGCCGTGCTGGTTCTGATGTTTATTACCAGCATGGGTATTTTTGGTTTCTTAAGTAAGGCACACATCGAACAAACTGCCATGAGCACAGAGCAAGTGGCACAGATCTCTACTCTCGATGACAAGATGGCTCGCAGTGAAGCCAAGATAAAACGTTGGCAAGATGAAATCAGTAGGCTGCTCAAGGGTGAAGATGTTCGTGTTGACAACTTAGTGGACAATGAGCAGAAAGAGTTAGACAAAATCTACAGTCGCATTAAAGATGAAAAAGCCACACTTCGTGCCGCCGCTGACAAAAAGGTTGAACAACAGAACCAACGACTAGCACAGGCTACTGCACGTAAAGAAGCAGACATCAAAGCCGCAGAAGAAAGATTCAAAGGCAGTTTTGCTGGCGGCAGTCAATATGATGAAGCAGTAGACAAAGCCAAAAAGACTGAACTTGGGGTTGCCAGTGCCGCACAACGTGAAATCAGAAACGTCAACCGCACATTGGACCAGGATCTTAAACGGGTTGACGACAAGTATGCAACTGCAATTAAAGACATACAAACTCGCATTGCACAACTACGCAAACAGGCTTCCAATAAAACAGTAGACATTGACAAGCGTATTGAAGAACTTGAAGGTAATGTCAACAAAGAACAGGCCATAGTTGACGGTGCTAGAGAAGAAAAGTTTGTGTTTGAGAAAAACTATCGCAAACTGGAAGCAGAAGTTGGTCCTGTAAAATATATTGCTGAGTTTATCTATGGTGAACAAGCAGACAAGAACTTGTTAGAAAAAGCAGTAACTTGGGTTATTATCACAATCATATTTGTGTTTGATCCATTGGCTGTGCTGTTACTGTTAGCCAGTCAGATGAGTTTTGGCTGGGCAAGAGAACAAAAGCAAGAACCTGAAATAGAACATAAACTTGAGGAACTGGTAGAACAGATTCCAGAACCAGAAGAGCCCAAGGTTGATCCCTACGATGCAAAACACACACCGGAAACACATCCCTATTTAAGATCAGGATTCGATCAACCTGAGGGTTGGCCAGGGGATCCTGTTGCGGCCCAAGAACCAGAATCTAAAGAGGAGATAATTGATGAAGTACAAGATGAGACAGCGCCGCTGGGCGACACTACAGAAGCGCAAGAAGATTCTAAGCAAGTTGAGATAGATGGAGAACACTTCGATATTAATGAAGTTAAAATAAAAAATCACGCTGGCGGCTATGTTCAAGTAAATCAGAAATTAATGGCAGGCGATGTATTCCGAAGCCAATATCCAGAACTTGCTAAAAAATTTAGTTTACAAGCAGGTAGAGAAAGTCGTAGCGGCTTTGGTACAGCCTTTCCAAAGGATGCCGAAAAAGGAGACGTATATCTAAGAGTAGATGTAATGCCAAATAAATTGTTCAAATTTAATGGAAGTAAGTGGATAGAGATTGACAAATCCACATCTGACAGTTATACTTACGATGAACAATATATACAATACTTGATTGAAAAACTTGCATCAGGAGAATACGAACTTGATCAATTAAGCCCAAGCGAACAAGAACTTGTGGCGGAACAACTCGAAAGACAGAATGGCAAAACCTAAAATATCTATATTATTACCAACAAGAAAACGTACAGAAGCAGTTATAAAAAGCATAGGCAGTTTACTTGCCTATGCTAAAAACACTGCTGACATTGAAATCTTAATTGCCTACGATGACGATGATGAAGAAAGCAGAGAATTTTTCTCATCGACTTGGTTTGATTTTGTTGGGCAAACAGAAGCAACTACCAAAGTATTCGAAACTGAACGTTTTGGTTATTTAAAGTTGAATCGCTATGTTAATTTGTTGGGCGAGGAAGCAACAGGCGACTGGATTATGTTTTGGAATGATGACGCCTTAATGCAAACAGAAAATTGGGACGAGCATATTGTCAATGAAACAGGTTGGTTTGGCTGTTTGCGTATGCCTTGTACTTCAATGAATCATCCTTTTGCACTATTTCCAATAATTCCTAGATCTTGGGTAGATATTTTTGAAAAAATTAGTCCTGTTGCACACAGCGATTGGTGGATTTATCATGTGGCCAAATCAGCGGGAAGATTTAAAGATATTCCAGTTTTTGTTTACCATGATAGAGCAGATGTTACAGGTGGAAATAACGACGAAACGTACCAAGAACGAAGTTATGCCGCAGATGGACGAGATGCAACAAATCCAGATGATTATAGCCATCCCGACAGACGCAAAGAACTTGAAGAATGGATTACTAAATTAAATACTCTACTTCAAGATAAAGTTTATTAAAGGATTAATGATGCCAAGACTAATTACATATCCAGATATAAGTTTTGATGTTAACATACCTAAAGTTTTAATTAAAAATGCTAATTGGGACACAGAACTATGCCAACGAATTGTTAACGAATTATCTGAAAAAGAATATGACATTTACCTTTCTCATTCAGATATTGGGGATGTTCAGTGGGAAGAAGGTGTAAGGACAAAAGCGAAAATTACACTAGATGCTGATAATTTTAAACATAGGGATACTGTAGAATGGCTCAAGGAATTTGACGGAGACTTTCCAGCATGACCAAGGTATTTGTCAAAGACGACAACGTAGAAAGAGCATTACGTAAGTTTAAAAAGAAAGTAAATGAAAGTGGGTTACTGCAAAACTTGCGAGATCGCGAGCAGTATGAAAAACCCACTACAGAACGTAAACGTAAAAAAGCCGCTGCCAAAAATCGCTGGCGCAAAAAAGTTGAAAGCCAAAAATTGCCAGTTCGGCAGTTTTAATCATTGACTTTTTCTCCCTAAGAAATTATAATAAATAATATTGTAGATGCCCGGGTGGGGTCTACAAGTCATAAACTTGCTTATTAAGGAGAAAAAAATGACAAACTTTCACATTCAAACAATCGACTTACCTACTTTTGCTCGTCATGCTATCGGCTTTGACCGTGTGTTCAACGAATTGAACCGCACCTTTGCCAATAGTCGTACCAGCGACAACTATCCTCCCTACAACATCGCACGTCTTGATGACACTCACTATGTTATCGAAGTGGCTGTTGCAGGTTTTGCCGAAAACGAAATTGACGTTGAAATCAAAGACAGCGTATTGACCGTAACTGGCAAGCAGGAAAAGAAAGAAAAGGAAGTTGACTATGTACACAAAGGCATCAGCACTCGCGCATTTGAGCGCACCTTTACGTTGGCAGACAACGTAGAAGTACGTGCAGCCAGTGTACAGAATGGTATCCTAGCAATTGCACTTGAGCATGTTGTTCCAGAAGAACAAAAGCCTAAGAAAATTGCTATTAGTTACCAGAAGTAACAGCCAGGGGGATCCGTCCCCCTTTTTTGGATTATCAATGAGCACAGAAACAGAAACTACAGTAGATGTCAAAATTAAG